CGTCGCCGCGTTGATGAACAATCGTCCGAGAAAAACACTCGGATGGAGAACACCCGCCGAAGCCATGGCCGACGAAATCCAGGCCTTCAAATCAACCGTTGCACTTGATGTTTGAATCCAAGCAGTGACAGCACGGTTACTGCCCGTGCTGGAGGATGCGCTCCTAGACGCAACTGGCATTCAGCATCATTGGGCGGGACGCGTATCGCGCGGTGTCACACAACTTTCAGGTCGTTTCGGGCGCGCTGCAATGCCCGATTACCAGCCGAGGGTTGACGTAGTCAGGGCGAAGGCATTTTTGAATCAGTTGCTGGAGCTTTAGATCAACAACGATGGCTCATCATCATTAGATATAGCTTGGCGCGCTCGACTGTTTATTGCGTTCAAAGTATTTCTTTCCCAAAACACCCCGTCAACGTAACCTTGAATTGTACGGTCCTGTCTAGCAAGCTGAAGCCGCCTTTCGGCAAGCAGGGCGTACTCTTCCACGAGTTCCACGCCCAAGAAACGGCGGCCAAGCTTCCGCGCTACCACGGATGAGGTCCCACTGCCCAAAAACGGGTCAAGCACGAGGTCCCCAGGCTGGGTGCTGGCCAAGATCAATTTTGCGAGTAGCTTCTCGCTCTTCTGCGTTGGGTGGTCTGTATTTTCTGGCATTGACCAAAAAGGAATTGTGATGTCGGTCCAGAAATTTGAGGGATGTGTATCTCTAAATTTTCCGTCCTGCGTGTCAGACCAGTCTTTCGGTGTACCGTTCATGTCCTTATACGGTGCAATCACTTTTCTCCGGAGCTTCACGGAATCTACGTTAAAGGTGTATTCATTACTCATCGTGCAAAACCAAATGTCTTCACTAGAATTTTTCCAATTTGACTTTGCACCACGTCCTTTTTCACGCTCCCAAGTAATCCGATTCTGGACCTTCAATCGAGAAGCCGCCGCCGCGAAGATAGATGTTGAAGTATGCCAGTCGCCACATATGTACACGGTGCCAGTAGGGCTGACTAACGGGAGAAGCGCATCTAGGACTCCACCAAGCCATTCAGTATATTCATCCACCGTGCGCCGGGAAAAGGTATTATCACCAAATCGCTTATTGAGGTTGTAGGGGGGATCTAACACCAAGAGGTCGACCGAAGAGTGTTTCAAACGCCCCGCGACTTCCAAACAATCTCCAAGAATTGTGCAATCGGTCAACTCAGGAGAAACATCCTTAGCATGCACAAGTCTTTCGCGTAGAAGCGCGCGGTCTTCCTCATTTAGCGTAATAGTCCGATTTCGTGGTGCTCTAAGCTTTTCTGACATTGTGTTTACGCCTCACTCATTTGCTTTTCCATTCACTGCGTACATGTCCCTTTTATGGCAAGAAAGCCAACTCAAAAAGAACATTGCTGAGAGGTTGGCACTGCGACAACACATTCAAGCCCCTTACCCAGTGACATCTTCGCATCCACCTACCAGCTTTTTTGGAGATGTGTAACCAAGGCCGTATTTCCAAAGATTCCCAATAGATTGCTACTGCCTCACCGTGCGACTCTCCCCGCATGCGCAACCTGTTCCATCGCCTATTCGTTCGCCCCGGCACTCGTGCATTTGACGCTGCGGGTGGCGGTCGGCGTTGGGAGAGCGCGCGGACGGTCGACGGGCTGAACACGGCGATCCTTGCGGGCGCGACTACGGCGGCGCGACGGGCCGGGTGGTATGCGCGCAACAACCCGTGGGTAGCGGCGGCGGTGGACAGCTTGGTGGGCAATGTCGTCGGCGCGGGCATCAAGCCGCAATCCACCCATCCCGACCGCGCCGTGCGCGAACGGCTGCAGGTACTCTGGCTTCGCTGGACGGATCATGCCGATCCGGGTGGGCTTGCCGATTTCTATGGGCTGCAGGCCATGGCCGTGCGCGCGATGATCGAAGGCGGCGAAAGTTTCGCCCGTCTGCGCGTCGTGCCCGACGGTACGGCTGTCCCCCTGCACATCGACCTGCTGGACCGGGATCAAGTGCCGCTGGACCTGCATCGCGATATCGGCGGCGGCGCGCGCATTCGGGCGGGGATCGAGTTCAACGCCGTGGGGCAGCGCACCGCCTATTGGGTGATGCGCGACCGTCCCGGCGATCCGCTGACCTCCCTGCGGCTGGACCCTCTGCGCCTTCCCGCCACCGACTGCCTGCATCTGTTCAAGCCGCTGGCCGCTGGACAGTTGCGCGGGATCACCTGGCTCGCCCCGGTGCTGTTGCGCCTGCATGAGTTGGACCAGTTCGAGGATGCCGCACTGGTGAAGGCCAAGGTGGCTGCGTTGTTCACGGGCTTCATCACCGATCCCGACGGCACGGCAGGCGGCCTTACCGGTACCAACACCAACGGCGCGCTGACCGTGGGCATGGAACCCGGCAGCCTGATCCCCCTGCCGCCCGGCACCGACATCCGGTTTTCCAACCCGACCGAGAGCGACGCCTATGGCCCCTTCGTCAAGAACCACTTGCGCGCCGTCGCCGCTGGCATGGGCCTGCCTTATGAACTGGTCTCTGGCGATCTGGAGGGTGTGACCTATTCCTCGATCCGTGCCGGGCTGATCGAGTTTCGCCGCCGGGTCGAGCAGTTGCAGCACAATGTCGTCGTGCATCTGTTTTGCCGCCCAGTTTGGGACCGCTTCGTGCGACTGGCGGTGCTGACGGGCGATCTGCCCGCCCGCGATTTTGACCGCGATCCGGCTGCCTATCTCGGCTGCGAATGGTTGCCGCCCAAGTTCGACTATGTCGATCCGAAGAAAGACGTGGAGGCTGAGATCCTCGCGATCAACGCCGGTCTCAAAAGCCGCCGTCAGGCGATTTCCGAACGGGGCTACGACGCCGAACAGGTCGATGCCGAGATCGCTGCCGACAAGGCACGCACCGATGCGCTGGGCCTGAGCTTCGGTGCGCCGCCCGCCGCCCGCCGCCAAAGAGGACATCCCCGATGAATGACACCGTCAACCTTCTGACCCGCCGTGCGGACCTTGCCCCGGCCAGTGCCAATCGCGACGCTCGCACTGTCGAGGTGATCTGGTCCACCGGCGCGCCCGTGCGCCGCCGTGACATGGCTGGCCAATATGTCGAACGTCTCAGCCTTGCGCCCGAGGCGGTGGACCTGACGCGCCTGCAAGGGGCGAGCGTCCTTGATGCCCACCGTCAATCCGCTGTCCGCGATGTGCTTGGCAGCGTCCAATCCGCCGCCGTCGATGGCCAGCGCGGCACGGCCCTGATCCGCTTCTCGTCGCGCCCCGAGGTGGAACCTCTCTGGCAGGACGTGCTGTCCGGGATACTGCGCCATGTCTCGGTTGGCTATTCGGTCGAGGAATGGGCCGAGACGACCGAGAACGGCGCACGCATTCTGACCGCCAGCCGCTGGACCCCGCACGAGATTTCCCTTGTCCCAACCCCGGCTGACCCGGGTGCCCGTATCCGCATGGAGACCGATATGCCCGACACTATCAATACGAACACCACCCCGGCTCCGCCGAAGGCGCAGACCCGTGCGACGATCAACACCGAAATCCGCTCCATCGCGCGCATCGCCGGGCTGGACCAGCCCTGGATCGATGGCCAGATCGACGCCGCAGCCGATGCCGACACCGCCCGCCGCGCGGCCTTCGAGGCGCTGGCCACTCGTAGCGCGCCCACAATCCGCACTGAACAGGTCCGCGTCGAGATGGGCGACAGTCAGGACGACCCGCGCCTTCGCACCCGCCAGATGGGCGAGGCGCTTTACGCCCGAATCAACCCGCGCCATGAGCTTTCCGAACCGGCCCGCCGATATGCCTATGCAACGCCAGTGGACATGGCCAAAGAACTGCTCACCCTGCGCGGCGAGTCCACCATGGCGCTATCGCCCGCGACGCTCGTCACTCGGGCACTGCATACCACCTCGGACTTCCCCATCATCCTCGGCAACACAGTGGGCCGCGTGTTGCGCGATGCCTACCAAGCCGCCCCGTCGGGCATCCGCCGTCTTGGCCGCCAGACCTCGGCGCGAGATTTCCGGTCGGTCAACAAGATCATGCTGGGCGAGGCCCCGCTGCTGGAAAAGCTGAACGAGCACGGGGAGATCAAGGCCGGTACCGTGGCGGAGGCGCGCGAAGCCTACAAGATCGAGACGTGGGCCAAGAAGATCGGTATCACCCGGCAGGTGCTGGTGAACGATGACCTCGGGGCCTTCTCGGACCTCGCCCGCCGCATGGGACAAGGGGCCGCAGAAACCGAGGCGCGGATCCTCGTCACCCTGCTGGAGGCGAACAGCGGCAACGGCCCGACCCTATCGGACACGAAGGCCCTGTTCCATGTCGATCACGGCAACAAGGCGGCAAGCGGCGCGGTGATCTCCGATGCCAGCCTGTCCGCCGCCCGGCTGGCGCTGCGCAGTAACAGGGGCAAAACCTCGGGCAAGTTGAGGTTTGCGGGACACGTCGTTGTTGCGTCGAATTGACTCATCTGGTTGTG